GGGCAACACCCGCATCTTGTTATGTTTCGATGTGCTCGGGGGGGGTTTAAACCAGACTAAATCTGGACGAGTTTTCCTTCTCGCGGGGGTGGACCTCCTAGGGTCCGAGGAGACGTGCCTGGACGTCCGCCGGCGGGAGTCTACCACGTGTAACTTCGGCGGCTAGGCTGAGATGCCCTGAATGCGAGGCGCGCGTGGTGGCCACAAACTTGCCTGTATGGTGAGCTGCCAATTCTCTCTCTGTGGGAGGCCGGACTAGGCCTTCTGGGGGTTGAAGGGCCGCGGGGTTGGTGACGCCATCAAAGAAGTCGAATGCAGCAAAGCGTGTGTCGTGAGTGAAACCCATGGCGGCCCACGCACCAGGTGGGGCGTCATTCTTTATGCGGTAATTCCAGACGAATTTCGCATAGAACCGGCAGAATTGTCGGAGTGTGCAGTGTGCCTTGAGGGCAGACGCCAGATCTTTCAAAGCTAGGGCGGCATGCGCAGCGACCGGTCCATGGAGCGCAGTGAGAGACGATGCGTGAGAGTCCGAGCACGCTAGTGCTAATTGCAGTGCGGCAGCGAAGAAACTGTTCTCAGGTAGGCCAAGGGCTACCCATTTAGCTTTGACCGCTTTGACTTGGTCCCTTGAGGCCACAGCGTCAGAGGTGGCCTCATACTTGAAGTCTCTCATAAATTCCTTGCTGGGTGGACCAAGCTCGTCATCGATGACTTGGTGATCCTCACTCTTCTTCAGGTCCTCCGACATGATTTCGAAAGAAGTGGGAACTTAACCCCTGTACTAGGGCTTGAGCCACGGGACTGTGGTCACAGGCTCTGACAATGATGTTATGTCCGGTGATCTCTATTGAGCACGGCTCATGGGGTCGTAGAGCAGAGAGGACAAGTACAAGGGTGGCGAGGCCTAGTGCCGCGTAAAAGGAGAGCTCCAGTAATGAGGATGACCGTGAGAAAAGGCCAGAAACTGTGGTAGGCTGATGGCCCGCCAGGACTGTTATAGATGATGCGCTTTGTTCCGTCTGCGTAGCGGCCGCCGTGGGGAAGATGATGAAGGTTGTCACCAACGTGGGGCAAATTGGACCTAGTGATGAAGTGGATGGTGACAGCGATAGACACTCCGATTGCAACAGCAACAAGGGGTTTCGTGAAGTCCGGGGGTGCTTGCAACCTCATCCCTCAAGGATGAGGAGCTGTTGCGAGTGTCGGCTACAGGCTATGTAGCGGTTGACGGGGTCGGCTTCTTCCAGTGGCACGGTGGAAACGGCAGTCACGGACTCGAAAGTCAGGCCCAAGGCTTGGCAGGGCGTTAAGAACTGGGCGGAGTGCGCTTCCAGAAGTTCAGCGGCGTCGTCGTCAACCGCAATGATGGTTCCGACGAGATCCGAGTCGAAGAGGCCGGACCTTGAAACCTTGTCCACCCTGTCAGCGGTGCAATTGATGCTGAACAACTTGAGAAGCTCGCAGGTGGCCTTACCAAATCTGTGGGTGTGTCGGCCTATGAAATGGGCAGGTAGTATTGGACCACGGTGCTGGAGTGGGTCCGCAAGGAGAACTTTAGCGCCCGTTCTATCTGGCACTGCAGGATACTCGTCGACGATGTCTGCGCGACTATGAGGTGCGAGTATGCCCACCCCTTCCAGGGTCGGTGGGTCTGGCTGTCCTCCCGTGACAGCTTTCAGGTGGGGGGAACGGCGCAGCCAAGAGCGGACAAGGGTGGTTTTGCCGGCACCGGCAACGGTATGGACAACAATGGGCTCTTGGAGGGGTAATGGAGTTCTTTCGTATAGCTTGTGTAGGTCACCCAGGTAGAATTCCATCGAAGCCTGAGGTAACCTAACCCCTGTTCTAGAGGTTCTGCAATATCTCGTTACAGCCCATGAGATGTAGATCTCGGACTGTAGCCTGGTGAAAACTGGCCTGCTCTTCTGTTAGGACCTCATGCAGTTCATCTCCAAGTCTGTATGCGTGGCGCAGGTCATGGGCATAAGCTACTCGGACGGCTGGTACCCGGTCGGTGCCCTTGGCCAAACAAAGGCCAGCGTACAATTTCTTTGGGTCCTTGATGATCCCTTTTGGCGTAAGAGTCCACCCGCAAAAAGTGGCAAAGTCCCCGGGTTTCTGAGAGTGACATACTTCTTTAGACGTGAGGGTGAGGCGTTTTTCCACTAGCCGGAAGGAGTCTTTAGGGATGGGCCTGTCGTCCTGAGCCATATCGTCGCCTGCGTACAGCTGGGAAGTGTTTGGGGAGACGTGGTACTTAGTGTGATGGTACGCGATAGCGCACTCCGTATTTGCATCAAAAGTGGGGCCCTCTCCGCTGAGTCTCATAATGGCCACAGTTCCCAAGAATATGTGCGCGTTAGTCTTGAGCTGAATGTATCCCTCAATGATGTCCTCCGGGATGTTGTGGAACTTGGCTTTGGTGACCTCAAATTGCAGCATGGCCCCGTCCTGCGACTGGTCAAAGGCGGTGAAATCATTCGAATGTCCAGGTCTACTGAAATTCCACCGCTCCTTGACCCACTCGTTAAGGTCCTCCGGGGTATTCTCACACGTGATGAAGATGTTTTCTGGCTGGAAGGAGGCCCGTATCCTGCGCATGTAGCGGGCCATTGTCCCGTATATCATCACCGTCTGTTGCATGAATGAGGCTATAGTCTGGCCTGGCTTGACTTTAAGAGCCCCGATCTTCTCCGTTTTGGTGACCCACTGGGATTTAAGAAATAATGCAATTTTATCTTTCGGGAAGTCAGGGGACTGCCTAGGCATGCCGTTGATGAGTGCAGCAATTGGCTTGGAGAGGTACCTCTGTTGTACCTCGTCGCGGCAGGAATCCCACAATTCCTGCGAGAAGGGTATCGGGTCCGCAGGGAGGCCCATAGCACGCTGGTAGTTGAGGAACAGGATGTCCCCAATGTCCTGTTTCATTATGAACTCCTTCTCATTGTCCTCGGGCGTCGCGATACTATGCGTGCTTCTATTGTCTTGAACAGGAGGGCCTCATCTTTAGCCTGTTGATGTTGGAAGAGTTGCACCACGGCGTCCTCCGTTTGAATAGTGTTTGTGTGCCCGTGTTTCTTATCATAGAGCTCCCTGTCAAATTTGTCATTTAGCTGGGACACTAGGGGTTCTAGGAGGGAATCCTTGTTCTCTATGGGGAAGTGGGTAGTCGGGGCATTTGGTTCGACCACTTCCGGTTCTGTGGGGACGGCCTCCGCTGGGGGCTGCTTCCGGGTCATGTCCAGGAAGGTGCTGAGATAGGGGGTACAGGAGACCTTGTTCCAGAAGTCTGCAGATGTAGGGCCTGTGTTGATGAAGTGAATAGCGTCCCGGGCCCTGGATAAAGCCGTGTACATGACTTGCTTTGAGCAGAGTGCCGTGTTATTGTCCAGAAGGATCTGCACACACGGGGTGGTGAGACCTTGGCACCCTGCATAGGAGTAGGCCACATTGCCAAGTTCGCGGAGGCACTCTTTCTTGGCTTGGGATGGTGACAGGAGGGGCCAGCCTTGTACAGTGAGGCCGCTGAGGGTGATTTTTGTGTCCCCTTCTACCTCCGAGTACACGCCAAGTTTGTTGGCCAAATCTTGGCGATTGCGATGAGTGGCGTTAATGTAATACCGGCATGACTTCTCGAAAACTGTAGAGGCCGGCTCGAGGGAGGCAATCATGGCCTGATCGCAAGCCTCGTGATAATGGCTCTGCTGCGGGTCTCCTGTGAGTATGACGGCCTCTATTTCTGGGTGGCTTATGATGTAAGCCTCGATGAGACCCGTTGGGATTTTGGTGTAGTCGTCGATGATCACCAATGGGGAGGCTGGTTGGAGAAGAGCTTTCTCGTGTGTGCGGAAGCAGCGGATGTTGATGTTTGGGACCTTCCGCATCCAGTCGGCTCTAAGCTCTACGGTGGGTGTGACGATGGATATCTTGTCGTAGTTCCTCTCCTGGTCACGCAGGAATACCTGAAGGAACTGACTCTTTCCTGAACCGCCAGCGCCGTGAATGACAACGGTTGGTAGCTGGCGGGGACTACTCTCACAGCGCGCTGAGAAGACCTGCTTCCACTCGAGAGTCTGATTGCGAGTCGCAAGGCCCACCCTATTGTTCTTGACATCGGATGCATACGCAGCCGCCCTTTTGTGGCAGTAGGTGTGCATTGTTGGCTGACGTCTGATGTCTTCAAGTTTCTTCTGGAGGGTGGCAAACTGCGAGGGCAGCCTCGCGACGTCGAGAGCTTGCAGGTCCATGATGGGAAAAATTAGGTGGCCATCAGGGTCATGCTGTCTGTGGGTGCCCTTGAACCCACATTGGTGCAGCAGATTGAGGCATGGGCCCCATGGGAGATCAGCAGCCTCGTCGGACGTGTGTGACAATGGGGCAGGGGCTGGTGCTGGACTATGGCTGGTGGGGTCCTCTTCTTCAGGGTCCTCTGGTTCTTCTTCCGGTAGCTGCCAGGGGTCACTGTCCATGGAGTGGAAGGGTGTCGGTTTTGAGAACCATGGGGTGTCTACTATCTCCTCAGTGACTTCTAGGGAGTAAGTAAACGGTTTCCAGTCTAGCATCTCCATTAGTTTGCGGAAGTCACTCTTGCCACAGAGAGTTTCCCATAAGGTGCGCACTTGGCTTTTAAACTCCCGGAAACAGCGTGTGAAAAGGGAGGAGTCGACGACTTGATCGTAGCTGTTGAGAGCGTCACGCTTGGAGGCGAAGAAGAAGAAGTTGGCTATATGGACCAGCTCGTCAGGGGACCATCTGTGCAGGTCCTGTGTAGGAATGAGTTGTCGTATTTTCGCAAAGACATCTCTGTGTGTCACTTCCTTCACACTTTTAACGTACAGGAGCAGCTGCATGGCGAAGGTGGCAGGGATGGGGCGAGTGGAGTTGAGCTGTTTTGGATGGAAAAGTTGGGGCAGTGTGACGAACTCCCCCTGCCGGAAGGTTCGCACTCTGGGCGTGAGCATATCACCTCGGGTGAACGTGAACATGTGGTTCGCCCCTAGGCTTTCAGTCATTTGGACTGTAATGTAGTGTCGGCGCTTATGGTGCTCGTCGAAGTAGATTATTTTCCCGACACGTAGCCACTTGAGAGTGTCAAACTCATGGTGATAGGCACCGCCCCCGTGTGACCCTGGTATGTATTGAAACCCCTCAAAGTCATAGTTAATTGAATAGAGGTCTGGGTTCTGTGAGGGGTGTTTGTAGAGGGCCTCAGGTGGTAGGACCATGGTGGCGTGGACCGTGTGTACGATTGGATTGTGTTTGAACATAGACGCGAGAAAATGAAATGGCAAGAAGTGTAGGGCGTCTGATATGTACACGGTAGGTGTGGTGGGAGCGGTAATACAGCTCCTCAAAGTGTCTGGGTCATATCTGGCGACATCCCGCGGTTCCATCAGGTGGTTGTTGAAGATGTCCTTAATGCGCGGGTCTCGTCTGAGATATTGTAGCTTGACTCTCTTGAGGAAGTAGAAGGTGACGGGCTCCTTGGGTAGCGCGTGCCCGACCACCTCTAGCATACGGTTTTCTATAGCCTTACACTCAGCGTGGGTGTGTAGGCGCGTGGCGAAAGGGTCCGTAGCTATTCCAAGCTTCTCCAAGGCATCAGCCGCAGCAGGGGCAATCCCAAATGGGTTGTTGACCCTGGCGTGTGCCATGTCTGTCTTAAAGACCTCATAGGCCGTCTGTTGCATGACGGCCTTGATGGTAGTGTCCGTGAATCGGTCGCAAGCCTGCCTGATCAATGCCATTGCAAATCTTAGCTGGATTTCAGCTAGGTTGAGTTGCGTAGGGTCGTAGGGG